TCTCTTAATGTGTTTAAATGCTTTGTAATTAAAGCCCGTAGCGAAGATACCCTCAAAAGGAATGCTGCGTGATTGGAGATACGAATGGAATCCCATCGCACCAAGACCCAACGACCTTTCTCTATAAGCCGAGTAGGCAGATTTAAGAAACCCCTCTTTGCCCGGCTTAATATGTTTTTGAAACCTTTTAAAATTTGCATTGTATTCTCCTAAGTTATTGGTGTCGACAGCGTTATCAATGTAATGTTGTAATACATTGTCAAGCATGGTAATTAAATCATCAATGAACAAAGGGTTCTCACTCCACTCATCAAAGTATTCTAGGTTTACGGAAGACAAACAACACACTGCTGTTCGTTCTTCGTTAGTAGGTAAAGTAATCTCAGAACATAGATTGCTCTGTTTGATTTCTAATCCTAAATCTTTTTGTTCTTTAGGTAATGCTTCGTTACATGTATCTATATTAATCATGTAAGGCTCACCTGTCTCTGCTCTTGCGTTGATGATCTGCCACCATAAGTCTCTAGCATTTACAATCTTTGTAGGTTCGTGAGTCTTCGGGTCAATCAATCTAAAGTCTGCATCTTCTTGTACAGCTTTGAGAAACTCATTGGTAATGTTGATACCATTGTGAAGATTAAGATTCTTCCGGTTGATATCACCACCAGATTCTTTACGCATGTTAATGAACTCTTCAATCTCTGGATGAGATATGTCCATGTATGCAGCATAAGAACCACGTCTTGTAGTGCCTTGATTAAAGGCTAACATCTGAGAATCTACGACATGCATAAAGGGGATTGAACCAGTAGACTTACTACCGTGAGTAGTAGAAATACCATTACTCCTAATATCTCCCCAAAATCCACCAATACCTCCACCCGAACTTGCCAACCAAATATTCTCGTCATAGTGAGCAGATAAACCATCCCGACTATCAGGTACATAATTGAGGAAACAGCTAATAGGAAGACCACGACTTGTTCCCCCGTTGCTAAGTATAGGAGTGCTAAACATGAACCAACAAGAGGAACTGTAGTGATAAAGTCTTTGAGCCAATTCAAAATCTGTGTGACCTTTGTAGGTTGCTCCGAAGACGGATGCTCTGGCAAATGCTTCTTGGGCATGTGTTTCATTCTCCCATAAGTATCTATCCTTGAGAGTATCAAGGCTAAACTTATCTAATAGTTTTTCATTACTGTAATTAATTTTTATACCAAGATATTCCTTGATACCTACTTTATCATCTACCATTATGAGTTCTCTGTGTCGTGTACGTTAAGCATTATTATACCATAATGTAGTATCTTTAGCAAGTCTTTTCTGTTTTTTCCGTCTTTGTTTCCGTAACGTTTAGCGTACTTCATAATGTTACCAAGAGTAAATCCTTCACCATGTCCTGAATCAATGATGATATCTGTTGCTTGGTACTTATCGGAAGCATAATGCTCACCATATGTACCATCAATATAAGCCTGTAGTTCTTGTATTAGTTGTCCTTCATTAAATTTATAGTTCATCTGTTATCCACTCCTTCGGTAAAGTTTCTTCACTGTACCATGTAAAATTATTTGTTTCTGCCCACTCAGCATGGGTTCTTTTTGTTCCGTTCTTTCTTATCTTAGCTCCCGGCATAGGTGCAAAAGGTTTTTGAAATAAAAATATTAATTCATAGTCTTCTACTCTCTCACTCAAGGCTTCTCTTATCCAGATATACTTACTGTATTCAGCATAATCCCAGAACCTTCCCTTTGCTTCTAACAATATTATTTTACCATCAACAGTCTTTACAAAGTCTGGCTCATAAGTATGCTCTACTATATAATCAATCTTATCCCAATGATGTTTCCACTCTTGCAAAATAGTTTGATGTATATTATATTCCCATGTACTATCATAGCCTTTAGGTACGTTAGTTTTTTTAGGTCTGGGTTTTCTGGGAACTCGTCTAGGCATTCAAGTCTCCAAGAGTAATGTTCGGATTACGTTTTACTTGTTTGTAAAACCACCTTAAACTATATGCACTCAATAGAAATTTATTGTTAGCAAAGATATGAGTTTGTTCTGGTAAGAACTCATTAAGATTCTGTCTATTAATCCTAGATGTATCTTCTCCATCGGGAACCATTGTTCTTAACCACTCAATGAGTAAGTCTTCTGCTCTCCGTCTTAACTGTTTAGATTTTTTTTGATTCATAGTTTTTTACTAATTTCCAATAGGTTAAAATACTGTTAAACATTTCTGTATGTTTTGTTTGAGAGTCTCTATCCCATATATGACAAGCTATAAGTTCTTTGTCTTGACGATCAACAAATATAGATACTCGTTCTACATCATCAAAACCACAGCCTTGAGCATAGGCTGACAACTGCATACCATGTTCATCATATACTAAACGAGCAGGGTCTTTACCTTCTAGATTATCTTTAGTTTTAAAGTCTACAAAGATACCAGACTTAGAATATAAATCTATCTTACCACCATAACCTAAGTCAGCACAGAAAGAATCTTCTGCTATCCATTCTTCATCCGGAAAGTTTTCATCTAACCAAGACTGTATTATCTCATAGGTTGGATTTGTTTCTTCACCTAAGAAACCTCGTTCAATCATTGCATGAATCTTAGTTCCTTCTTCTGCAGCTTCCTGTCCTATCCTTTTAGAATCTTGTTTACATCTGTAAGCAAACTCCTCAAGAGATTCATCTTCTTCTTTCTCTAACGTAAGAGCAGAGTTTAATGCTTGATTGATCTTCCAGTTTTCTAATCCGGGTTTGGCTACCAGACTTAGTACAGTAGTAACCGATGGTACTAAATTATCTTTCTTAGCATCACGTAATGTAGTGTTACGTTCTTTACCATTAGCACCTACAATAGTATACATCGGTTCACCTTCTTGGGTATACCAATGCCCTGATTCGGATGATTTTTTCTGAGCCGACAATTTATTATATACTTCTTGGCTTGTTGTGTCAAGTGTTTTCTTTTTATTTGTCATAATTTATTCCTTTTTCATCATATAATTTTTTATAAAAGTTCCCAACTTTTAATATCTGATCTGGTGTTGCTTGATTTTTAATTGCGTTAGCTAATGAAGAAACTAATACAACATTTCCGGAAATATATCCTCTAGAATTATCAATACGATCTACTGACATAGAATTTGCCCAGTTATTTTGTCCTTTTTTAGAACCCCAAGTTAAATCTTTTTTGTTTAACTCATATTTAATATTTAAAATAGGACATCGTTTCGTTATTAATGGTTTCATATCTTTAACTTTTAAACTGAAAGTTAGGTTTCTTTTTTTAGCATTTTTTCTAATTCCACCTAATAAATCTTGAATATGTTGACTATCTCCTATAACTTTTTTTGCTCGTCTTCTTTGATCTCTTTGGTAGTCTTTTTTATTGTCACAAGTTCTACAGATATACTTAGACTGTCTATAATTAGAAGGGTTAATATTGTCCGGATAAACAATATCAACTAGACAAGAAACACACCTTTTAACTTTACATCCTTTTGGGTTTACCCTGTTAGTTCCTCTTCTTTGTGCAAGTTTAATGTGTGTCACTCCAGTTACCTCCTACTTTATATTCGCCATCCATTGGACAGCGTAGATTAAAATGTTCACCTGCTTCTATAATACTTTTGACTGCAGTCTCTCCAACAAAATCTGCTTGAGATTCTTTGACTTCAATCTGCCACTCATCATGTATGTTAGCAACAAATCTATAATCAATAGCGTTTAGTTTTAACACACTGTCTAAGTTTACTAATGCTTTCTTCATTAAGATAGCACCTGCTCCTTGCAGTAAAGTATTAAGAGCAGCATGTTTGTTTCTTATGTAAAGCTTCCTACCATCTAATCCTTTGAGGTAATTTTTTGAAGCTGCTCTGTCAACTCGTTCCTTAAGAGTTCGGTATGTTGGGAGACTACTAAGAAAGCGTTCTCGCAACCTCTTACCTTCTGCTCTGCTTCCCTTAATGATGCTTCCAATCTTCTCATCTCCTGCTCCGTAAACGAGTGCGTAGATGAAAGTTTTAGCCTGATCTCTTGATTTAAGTCCAGCAAAGTTTTGGTTAGTCGTGTGAATGTCTCCATTAATAATTTCATTTATATACTCCTTGTCGTCCATGTAATGTGCTAACATGCGTAGCTCTAATCCACTTGCATCTACACCTACAAGCTTATGTCCTTCTGGTACAGTCCAACATGCTCTACATTCCTTACCATATGGGCTGTGAATAGATGGAACTTGGGCAACGTTAGGGTTTCTATGTGACATCCTGCCGGTAATAGTACCGTTGGGAATAACAAAACCATGTATCCTACCATCATCCTTTACAGCTTCAACCCAAGAATCAATCTGAGCTATACGCTTTTGCAATAGTAAAAAGTCTGCAATAAGTTTGGCTTCGTGGATATGTGTAATCTTAGATAATGTTTTCTCATCTACAATAGGTTGACCAGTAGGTGTAAATCTATCTGGATTCCAACCAAAGTCAATAAGGTATTCTCCAATCTGTTTACGAGAACCAAGATTAAACTCTTGTAAAGTTTGTCGCATGAAAGGATTGAAGTTGTTTGTGTCTAAGCAACGTTGATATTCTTCATCAGTCATACCACGCTTAGATAGATTACCATCTTTCTTGATGTAGGGTGTGACTTGTTTTGTGTCTACCCACTTAGGTTTAAATGTGGAATGAACTTCGTCTTCAATCTGTTGTTTCTTTTCTCTTAGTTCTGCTAGTAAAGTAAGTGCTGATTGCATATCAAAAGCAAAACCATCTTGCTCCTGTTGTTTCATAATCTTAGCAACACCTTGTTCAAGATCAATACAATCTTTCTTAAACCCTCGTGACTCCTTACGAAGTTCTTGTAAAACTTTAGTATTAAGTTCTACGTCTCTTACACAATAGTTCAACATATCCTCAGAGTAATTAAGATAATCTTCAAACTCAATCTTAGGATAACCTAACTTATAACCCCACGTTTCTAGACTGTGACCTCCATCACGTGTTGGATTAAATAATCTAGATAGAACCAAAGTATCAATAACTATCTTATCACTTAGGTCTACATTACCAAACTTTTCTACCAGAGGTATATCAAATCCGATAATGTTATGACCAATAAGTTTATCTGCTGTTTGTAAAAACTGATATCCTTCTTCTAGTTTGTCTGGTGGGAACTTAAATACCTCACCGGATACTGGATTCTGTGCAACAATACACCATACCTTTGTTGCGTTCAGATCATCAGTCTCTATATCAAATACTAATTCCATTAGAATCCTTCGTCTCCAGAGTTATCAAACTCTATGTCTTCGTTAGTTAATTCAGATAGTCTGCCGGTCTCGGCATCATAGATAACTCTAGCTGCCATACCTACATCACCTGTGTATCTTGATTTAAGTACACGTAATCTGGTAGTCCTAGCTTCATCTGGGTCGTCTGATTGTTGATTACGTTCTAATGCAATAACACAATCTGATAACTGACCAATACTATTTGAGCCACGTAGATGAGATAGACTTACTTCAATTCCATTCTCGTGTCCTTTGTTACCATCGACACGTCTAAGATGAGATACAAGAATAATCCCTGCACCTGTCTCTTCAACTAAACTTCTTAGCCTAGTCATAATAGCATCAATGGCTCGTCTCTCATCACCTTCATGCACTGCACTGACTAGCATATGTAAGTGATCTACCACTATCCATTTGCAATCACAGCCAATAATCATAAAGCGAAGCTTGGTAAAGATATCATCAATGTCGTTAGTGCCAAAGTGTGAGTGAACCCATACTCTGTTTTTGTTTTCACCATCGTACAAGATGTCAAACATCTTATCAAGTTCTTCTTTAGAAAACTTCTCACGTTCTTGGTCAATGTATAACCTAGCGTTAGCTTCAATAGAAAGTATACCATCAATGGTACGTCTCCAATCTTCTTCTAATGCTATGATACCTACGTTGTC